GCCATGATTAATCTCCTATAAAATCATTTATGTTTTATTAAAAGTTAAATGTGACATTGATTCAGACGCCAACTTTCTTCGTACTGCTGGGTCTAAACTTTGTCTTTGTTCTTTACTCATTCGTAAATACTGTTGCACATCGTTTGATGCTCCATTGGTTCTTTGTCCAGGCTGTTTACTACCTGCTTGCATTTGAGCGCGTGCAAATGAAGGATGCTTTTCAGCAAGTTCATTAGCATATTCATCAACCGTCATTGGTGTATGTTGATTGTTATAACGCTGCTTACCTTCCCCATCTTTTACAGATAAGTTTCCAGTATCATCAACGTATACATTCGAGCGCATTAAATCCTTAATGAAGCCTTGAACATCTTCATTGAACTTAGCACCCACCTGATTCATCACTCTATCGACGACTTTGTGTTCGTGATTCTCAGTTGAAAGCGTTTTAATCTTTGCCTCATATGTTTTAGTAAGTTCGGCTTTTTCAGAATTCGCCTTTGCTGTAAGTTCACTAAATAGTTTTTCCGTTGCTTCATTGTCGCCAGCTACATTTTGTTTTAGTAAATCCTGTAGTGCTTGAGAATCAGCAGTTAGTTTATCAAAGTCGTATTTCTTAAACTTGTCTAATTGCTTCCCGTTGTTCACGGCTTCAGATTCAAACTTTTGCGAACGCTCTTTAACTCGTTCTAGTTCTTGAACTACTTTGCTATGCTCATCAACTGATACGGTATTGGTGTTATCATCAGCTTCACTCATTTGCCATTCCCTTTTTAATTTTGTCCACTAGTCTTTTCCTTTGCTTTGGGCTCATCCCAAAAAATCCGCGTTGTTTCTGATTGCCAGCTGCTTTCTTGTCGTTGGCAATAGCTTTGCCAAATCCCTTTGGTGGTTTCTTTCTTGCTTTATTGAAGAAGATTTCCCACTGAATAGAATTACCCTTTGGAGTAATTTTGATTCTCATTCCTTTAAGCATTGAGCCAGTAAGGGATAAGTTTACAGGTGACGTTGGAAAGCCAGCGTTCTTGCGCTTCTTTCTGTAATTCTTTTCATAACCGCGACCACTTCGCGTACCTCTATAAGGTGCGCCATCAAAAGCACGACCGCGCTTAACATTCTTTTGTATAACTTTAATGTGCGCTTGCAGTTCTTTGCTTGCTGCTTTTTTACCTGCTTTTAATTTCTTTTGTAATGAGCGCTTTATGTTAATTGAGCCAGTTACTTTAATGCCCATTTAATTACCCGTTGGCACCCATTCATGCCGACAATTATAACCACCACCAGAGCTAAAAACGTCTAAGCCTTGCCCATTATCCATTTGTAGAATCTCGTTCAGTTTAAATGCTGGTGGCTGTCTGCTATCACCCAAGATAGCGCCATCCAAAACATCTTGGCAGAATTCGCGGGTCTTATTATCGTCTGGTCCTATGTATTGAAATTCAGGATTATTACCGAACTCATCAACGGCCTTTGTAATCGTTACTGTTCTACAAAATGAAGCTATTGCGGTATTGTATTCGGTTGCAATCTTATTCCCGACTCGTTCTTGTAAATCTTCTAAGTTAGAAACGTTAGGTGGTCGACCTACCATTTTGGAGCGTATTAATTCAGCCTTAATATCAACGCCGAATTCTTGCTGTATAAGAGCAATGCGCTCGAATTCATTACTGGCAATCGACTCGATTAATTCAAAGTCATTAACAGAAAGAACAGTTCGCCCAGTTAATGCTTCAAAGTTTTCAGCAATGACTTCTATTTCTTCGCCAAAAGCTTCCTCGAATGAATCAATCAAATCTTCAAAACCAGAATCCAAAAGCAGGTTTTCTAAATCAATAGCTTCAGGATTTTGCTTATCTGCATTTCGTATAGCATTAGTTAAAACTCTATCTGATTCACGATTGAAACTTTCAGAAGTTTTCTTACGTTTCCGAACTTGCTTGCGCATTCGCGCTTGTGTCTGTTTCTTGTTGAACGGCATTTAATCGCTCCAATAATCGGTTTGGTCTTGCTTGCTGCGCTTCAGCTGGTGCTGCTTCTATTTCTTCTAGAATTTCGTCAATGTTATTTAAGTTCATTGATTGCGCTAGTTTCTTATCAACTTCTTTATTCCATTTAGGATGTCTGCGAATTCTATCGGCGGCAAGTTGCATCACTTCTATTTCGTGCTCAATGTCTTTTAGTTCTAAATCGTTTCCTAATTGAATCTTTCCTTGAAAGTCTTTAATGCCTTTGAATAAAGCCCAGTGCTGAATAGCTTCGTTTGCTACATTCTCTATATCTTGTGCAGCATTACGAGCAGCAGTTAAAAATTCTTCTTTCATTTCTCGTATGGTTTGGAAGGATGCAATGCCTTTGGATTCTGTATTCATTACACGATTCTGATTGAATACTGTTCTGAACATATTGCCCAATACAACTTCGTATCGCTTTTCAATCGAGCTTGTATTAGCAGGGTCAACGATTGTTACTGTTGCGTTTTCAGGTAGTAAGTGAAACGCATATTCAGTTTGTATGGCGGGCTTACCATCTTCCATTTGAAATGTGCCTGCTATAAAACCGCGTTGATGCGCTTGGAATAGTAGAATATTATCCCAAACAGATTGTAGGTTGTGTAGCTGCAATGCTTGTGGAATGACTTGCTCCATCCAGCTAGTACGGGTAATTGTTGCGATCGGTATTTCTTCTAAATCAGTTTCAACTTCTTCGCCAACTAAAATCCAATCAGAGGAACTTCCCTTTTGTCCAAACGCTCTATCAACAACTTCATTTCCAGCACCAGTGAAATCATCGGGTCGTACATATGTTTGTACTGCGTATTTACCACCATCATTCATTAATAGCAGCTTAGTATATTCGCGTGTAACTGGTTCTTGCGTTAGTGATGTTCTAGGCTCAACTAAATGATATATGCAGCGCAACGCATTTAAATCACCGAACCTATCACCCGGCATTGATTCAGTTTCCCAATCGGGTATATCGAGTGGATCAATACTATCCCAAAAAGGTCGTTGGCCTATCTGCATTTCTTCTTTTCGCGTACCTGATTGCACGCCAAAGGAATCGGTTAATACTGTTGGCTTACCATAGTTAAAGTATGGCACCGCAATTCCAGACTTAACGAAAGAAGTGAAACTAGTACCACGGCCATCAACATCATCGATTAAATCTCCGAATAATTCGTCCACTTGTTCAGTATCAATACCATCTTTAAAAATCATTGATACGAATCGTTCTATAAATGAACGGTAAAAATTAACGTACTGTGTGCGCTGTTCTCTGATTCCTCGCAGCTGCGTGCCGCCTTCGGCTTTATTGCCTTCAAATTCATGCATCCATAAATACTGCGGTTGCGTTAGTACGGCATGTTTACCCTCGAATAAGTCGCGAAACTGATTCCAATCAGGCTGTAATCGCATGTATTCAGGATGTGTGTAAAATTTAGTTGCCATTATTTATCTTTCTTTAGTTCGGCTAGAATTTCTTGTAGTAGTTCTATGATTAGATCGTCTTTGTCAATTAGTACTGGCGTGCCTGATATTGAAGGCATTTCCACTGGGTCTATTGTATATTCGAATGCGTTTTCTTTGTAGTCAATCATCATCTCATGTCGCCGCATAAAATCTTCAAGGCCAGGCTGTTCATGATTTCGCATATCGCTATGAAGTTCTTGGTCATCTCTTCTATTATTCCCATTCATAAAGTTACCCCATGAATAACTTGCCCCTCTTGATGTTGAATCGCATATGCTAAATACTTCTGAGCATCAGCAAAGTGAGTCCAATCTTCTTTAGGTGGCTTGTCTAGTTTTCTTACGCCATCTTTCCAGCGCGTTGTTAATAACGATCGTTTGTAATTCTTGCAGTTGTTGGCTACTAAATGTTCATCGTTTTGAAACCATCTGTTTAGTGCTTCAACTGATACGGTTTCTAATGGATTGTGTGTAAGCGCTTCAATATATACGCGCTTGTAACCGTATTCTTTTAAGTAGCGCAATATTTCTTCATAATCATTCGCGCGCGTTCTGTGTGATTTACTATAACCAGACCTATCACCGAATATTCTAATCGGCGTGTGTTGAAAGTCTAGTAAAGGATGCTTTGCACAGAATTCAGCACATGCATCATCGAGGTGAGTGTTATTAAATTCCGCCTCATCGTATGCAATGTACTTGAACGTTCTGCCTTCTGGACTATCAAACTTTACTCGCTGATTACATACAAACGCTAAGGGTGCTGCATTGAAATCGAACGTTAGTAAGATGTCTAAATGTGGATCAACTTTCCATTCATCAATCACATGCGCTTCAGGATTAAATACGTATGCGCTACCTTTCCATAGTGGTACGAAGTAGCCATATATCCATGCTCGTATATAGTTTGGATCGTCATTAAAAGAGTCTTTTAAATTCTCTATATAACCATCAGGCACAAATTTATTATCATAAGTTGATAAGCGAAAGCGCCTTAGTTTTCTGTGCTTTAGTATGTAATCTTGCGGGTGCCATTGGTCCCACTGATCATCACCATCAGTATCAAACATTGAAGCAAACCAACCGAGCTTGCCCATTGTTACACCATCAGCAAAGAATTGATGCAGCTTAGCATTCGGACATCTGATTCTAGTTCGTGCGAGCATGAAAGCATCATCAGCAATCGAACCTGCTTCCACTGCTGATAGGTGTGAATATTCTACAGCTACAATCTTGTCAGGCCTATTAGCTGAAATGAAATGTATTTCGTGATTGTTTAATTGCTTTAATACTATTTTTGGGTACGGTTATTTGTAAATTCTATAATGCTTGCCTTCAGATAGGCCAATTCCCTCGAAAACTTTGCAGAACGTAGGGATTGCTG